AATATTATCTTGGTCAGTTCGGATATTACTTTGATGGAGTTCTTAAAAATGCCTAAACGATCACGAGAGCCTAGAGGCGCTGGCAAAGTTCCTGTTTTGTATCCTTTTCACGGAACCCATCCGAAGCTGATTACAGGGGAAACTTACACCTTAAAAGAAGTTAGTATTATTATCGGCGTGAATGATAAGACGATGCACTCAAGAATGAGAGGTAAATTTATATTGACTGAAAAAGAGGTTAGACCTAAGCAGGAGATGTTTGGGGGAAACAATTCTGGACGTGAAGGACTTTATGACCGACTAGAAAAGCCAGAAATGAAGTTATCAGATAAATGGTTGAGGTCTAAGCTATGAGCCAGGGAGATCACGTCAGAATTGACAACAAAAGAGCGCTTGAGCAAAAGCTACCTTTCCTGTTAAAGAGAATAGAAAGCTGGGATTATTCTACCCCATTAATTGTAAAGCTCGACCCATATGAAAGCCCAAGATCACTTGGTCAGAATGCTTTATTCCATGTCTGGTGTAGGGAAATGTCTGAAATCTTTGTAAAGAAAGTGCCTAATGCCACTGAAGAAGGCATGAAGTTTATGATGAAAAAGATGTTTCTAGGCACTCATTCAGTATCTATAGGGAAGCAAACCTATTCTGATCAGGTTATGCCATTGCCAAACCATAAAGGCGAGATGTGTTACTTTATGGATCAGGTATATCATTGGGCAGCACAAAAAGATGTAATGTTACCCTTACCTCAGTACAATGAATATTCTGAACTAAAACGAAAGCAGGATAAATAACGATGGATAAGATTGATCCTAAGATATTAAAAGAATTTGCAGGTACGGAAAGGCAGGCGATAGTATGCCAAGCAGTTATCAATCATGGATCAAATACCAAGGCTGCAGATGCTTTAGGTGTTGGCCGAAGGGGCGTTGATAAGATTATGAAGCGCTTAGAGGAAAAGGCGGCATCTAAAGCGGTGGCTCCTCATAAAAGCGTAAACCGTGAAACTATGGCTGGCTTTGAGGCTAAGAGAGTTTCAACTGCTTACAAAGAGGATGGCACTGTAGCATTACAGTGGGTTATCCAAGAGCCTGAAAAGCGCAGCATGAAAGAAAAGCTTGATGCCATGCTTGAGGGCATGAAAGATGATTTAGCCGAGTTTAAAAAGCCAGTAAAAGCTCCCAAGAAAAATAACTCAGACTATTTAGCCATGTATATGATTGGCGATCACCACTACGGAATGCTTGCTGATAGTGAAACGAAAGTTGATGATGATGATTGGGATGTAAAAATAGCTACCAAAATACTTGTTGAATCAACTGACCGGCTGGCTTCTCGAGTAGGTGACGCAGAAGTTGGGGTGCTTTTTAACGCAGGGGATTTTTTCCACGCCGATTCCAGCGCCAACACAACCACTAAGGGAACTCCAGTCGATGTCGATACTCGCATTGGAAAGACCTTTAAGCTTGCTGGCAGGTTGTTTCAGGTATTGATTGACAAGATGCTGGAGACACATAAAGAAGTTGTTGTAATTAACGTTAGAGGCAACCACGATTCAGATATGGCCTGCCATTTATCTAGTTGCCTTGAGCTACTATATAGCAAAGAAAAGCGCGTTAACGTCCTGCCAAACTATTCTAAGTTCATTCACTATCAATGGCATAACAATCTGTTCGTCTTCCACCACGGTGACAGAATGAAGCATGAGCAGATATTACAGGTAGTCATTAAAAACCTTGATAACGAGTGGAGTCAGTCAAAGAACCGATATTGTCACCTTGGCCATATTCACCACCATACGGCAAGAGAGGTTGGTTCTATGCACTTTGAGCATTGGGGTAGCCTAACGGCTACAGATCAATGGCATAGTGATAGCGGCTATGGTGCAGAACGCTCAATGACAGCGGTTGTTTACCACAAAGATACGGGTGAAGATTCTCGCGTTAAGATAAAGGTGGGGTAATGGGCGATGTTATTAAGTTTCCGCCAAAGACGATGCTACTGCATAGACAAAATTGTGATGATTGCAATAGCGTGCTTGAATATTGGCTTGGTGATGATGATTGTGCTTATGGTATATGTATTGGCTGCCTTGACCTTATTCCTAGAAAAATTGAATACAACGATAACCTGTTGGAGGAAGAATAATGTCTGATCCAGATGTAACAGATTGGGAAAGATTGAGAAAGGAAATTCCAGCAATAGACTACGGCTCTATTACTATCGCTACGGATGCCTGCCACAAACTTGACTGGGAAGAAGAGGACGTAGTAAACAGCCCCAGCCATTACAATAGCGGTGGCATTGAATGTATTGATGCAATAGCAGAAAGCATGACAGACGAAGGTTTTAAGGCTTACTGCAAAGGTAACGTTCAAAAGTATCTTTGGCGCTATGAGATGAAAGGCAAGCCGCTAGAAGACCTTAAAAAGGCTCAGTGGTATCTAACCCGGCTAATCAAATCGCAGGAATCATAAAATGGCAAAGCGCAAGAAGCGTACACTATCGCAAGAAATAGACGAAACGGCTAAAGCATTGCAAAAGTATGTAAGGCTGAAGGCTTCTGATGACAGCGGATATTGTTCGTGCGTTACTTGCGGCGTAACAAGAAAATGGAATGACGGTATGCAGGGCGGCCACTTCTATGGTCGCAGGCACTTGGTTTTTAAGCTCTTCGAGGAAAACATTCATCCCCAGTGCGCTGGGTGCAATCTATACGGGATGAAGACCACAAGGACTCAGGAGGCTTACAGGATATACATGGAAGATACTTATGGAGCTAGAAGAATTAAAGCCATGCAAAGGTTATCTTGGAGAGCTTCACCTAAGTTTAAGATTAAAGATGTTATAGAGCTGAGGAGAGAGATCCTGGAGAAGATTAAAGACGAATTATGGCGAATAGGGGATATATAGCCAAAACATTTAAATAATTCAGTCTTATAACAATAAAGTATTAACATTTATGCTTACATTATATTAATATGGCTACTCATTCATGAAAACGAAGGGAAATAAAATGAGTTTAATAGACCTAAAAGATGATTTAGAGAATTTAGTTGTTGCCTATAAAAGCGATTTTTATAAGTGGGATGGCGATCTAATAGACTGTAGTGATTATGCAAAGGATAGGTTTTGTGAACTATTCTTGCATCATATGACAAGCTGGTGGGATGACGTACTTCCTCCGGTAGTTTCCAATCAAAAAGTGTTTTTAGAGTTTTTATACAAGGATTCTGACAAAAGTCCGCTGTCTGTGATATTGCGAGGCGAGATTTATATGTATCTAGAAGAGCACCTAAGAGAGTTAGTGCAAGAAGCTTACGATAAAATGCACAATATACAGCCTGAAGAGTTTCCTGGTTATGAGAGGTGGCATTGATGAAAAGCGATAGAAACGAAGAAATTGACAAGATGATTAAAGAGATACATGAGCTTGCTGATAAGCTGATAAATGACACTAAACGGATAAAGGTAAGTTTTATGAAAATTGCAATAATTACGGTGCTAGTAGCACTTTGCGTATACTCAGCATCAAGCAATGCTGCCTGTACTTACAGAACTGATAGTTGGGGTAACACTAAATACACTTGCGATGGCGGCAATGGCGGCACTTTACGCACCGACTCTTGGGGTAATACTCGGGATAGCGGAACCGGCCTTACTTATAGAAAAGACTCTTGGGGCAATACAAGAGCAAGTGACGGCACGACTTACCGAACTGACTCTTGGGGTAACACTAGGGGCAGTGACGGAACAACGGCAAGAAAAGACTCTTGGGGTAATACTATTATCACTGACAAAAGCGGCAGCAGAACAACCTGTCGCACTGATTCTTGGGGCACTACCCGCTGCAATTAGATCGAGGTTTCCCCTGACCTTTGAAGCTGGCTTGGTTCACCAGTGATCGAGAACGAACCACCTATTCATTTAATCTAGGGGGTGAACAATGAGTTAGTTATTTAAAAGATAGCGTACCAGTTAATCGGGAGACGCAGGACTGCCCACCTGTACGCGCAAAAGGGCTTTTAATTGATACAACCAAAGGGGAAAAGTAATGAAAGATGCGTTAGGAAGAATTTTAACTATTAAATACCACCCGAAAGACGAAACGATAGGTCATAAAGAGCCGCCTTTATTGCAGGTTTTTAGAGATGGTGAAGGTAGTGGAATTACATATGAGATAACAGAGTCTTACAGCTCTTACAATTGCCCAGAGGATGTATATTTATTTATTCAAGACAATTGCTCCAAGCCTTTCTATGAGGCTGATTATTCATATTGCCTTGAAATGGTAATTTTGTATGAAATGGAAGGCCGGTTTTTGGAGCTAAAAGAAAAAGCACTTAAAATGCAGGGAGATTTGACAATAGAAAACAAAAAATCCTACCTCAAGCTAGTTTAAAAAATGCCGAATATACGGCCTAAAAGTACCTAAACTAACCAATTGGTAAACCATAAGAGGGCAAGGTTTGATGAATTTAACAAATAAAGAAATACTATACTTTGTAAGAGAGAATCTAACACTAGATAAAGATAAGGACGGTCACTACATACTAAAAGAAGTTAGCTGCGATGTTGAAGGCCATGTCTATGGTGATGTCAGTGGCAATGTCGGTGGCAATGTCGGCGGCGATGTTGGTGGAGATGTTGTAGGCGATGTTGGTGGCCATGTTAAAGGAGATGTTGTAGGCACTGTTTTTGGCGATGTCTACGGAAATGTCGGCGGCAATGTTGTAGGCAATGTTAAAGGCAGTGTTAAAGGCGATGTTCGTGGCCATATTGATGGTAATGTTCACAGCACTGTTTTTGGCGATGTCTACGGCAATGTTGTAGGCAATGTTGTAGGCGATGTTGAAGGCGATGTTGAAGGCAGTGTAGGCGATGTCTACGGCAGTGTTGCCGGTGATGTTTATGGGAATCTTGAAGGTAGTGTTAAAGGAAGTGTTTTTGGAGATGTTAGAGGTGACGTTAAAGGCAGTGTCTTGGGCAGTATAGGAAATTATGTCTATGGCAATGTTGGTAAAGGTTTTCTTGGCCTTGTTCAGGAGAAGTAAATTATGAGTGTTATATTAAGCAATAGAATGAAGACGCCTGACGGGACAATACTTGAGTCCATTCACCGTCACGATTATGTGACCCATACAGATGCTAACGGCAAAGAGTATATGCTAGATGGTGGGTTCGACTACGTTAGATGCTCTGCTAACGGTGATGAGG